CTTGCTTCAAGCTCAGCAATCCGCTTGTCCTTGGCTTCAGCAGCTTCGCGGAACTGCTGTTCAAGTGCCTGACGAGCCTCGGTGTACTTGCCTTCTGATTCAAGTTTGTTCTGCTCAACGTTGCGCTTAAACTCAAGCAGCTCCTGAACATCAACACCTTCAGGGATTGTTTTTGCGTCTTTGAGCTTGCCAATCAGCTCGTAATTCTTTTTCTCAAGGGCTTGGATACTTGCTTTCAGTGCATCAAGCTCAGCATTGTTTTGAGGCGCAGAAGACGTAATCTCCTGATTCTGCTCGTCAGACATGAATAACCCGTAAGGTTGTTTTCAGCTCCACTTTACTTTGTCCGCCCAATATGCGGCAGATGTTTTCCCCTTTGCGATGTTTTTTGCGTGGCGTGCTTTGAAGGACGCACGTTTAGCCTTATCAGCAGCACTTTCACCCTTCCGCGGAGGTTTCGTACGAGCACCCTGTGCGCCGAACCTAATGAGCCTGTCTTTGCCTTTGTCCTTAATGACAACAGCGTGAGACTTGCCGCTCGGATGATTTGGCGTACGGATGGGCTTGTCATAGCCCGCAAACGTATGGCCACCGCGTTTGATGCTCATCGTTTTTTGTTGTACCGGGCATAGATAGCAGCGTCAGCTGTCCGGGCTTTGTCGCCACGCATGTAGCTATTGACCCGGCCCATCGCCCAGGCTGCCATCGGCACATTACGCGAGCCGCTGGACAGATAAGCGCCTTGGCCTTTGCGGTACACCGCAGCCAGCTCACCGTAAAAGAACTTGGACTTCTCAGCCTTTTCTTTTAGGGCCTTTTTTGTTGCGGCGTTTAGTGGTTTTGCTTTTGGTCTTGCCACCTTGCTCAGTCCTGGATTTGGAGACAGCTGCGATGTCGATGTTTTTGCCAGCCCTGTACAGAGCAGCGGTGCGCTTGATTTCGCGAGCCTTGGCAGCCTTGTTCTTCGCACCAGAAAGATAGGCCTTGGGCAGACCAGTCTTTTTGTCCTTTGGTGGCCGACGCTTGGCTGCCATTACTTTTTCTTGCCGCCCTTCTTTTTCTTTTTCTTTTTTGGAGGTCGGCCCATTTTTGAGCCGTAGGTGCCGGGTCCGCTAGGCATCAGTCAGCCTCCGAAAGTGCTTCCTTTTTAGCGGCTTTTTTCTTGGCCGTCGCCTTGGGCTTGGGCTCAGCGCCATGCTCCGTGAACTTGTACTTGCTGTGCAGTGCCATAAGACCAGCAGATAGGTACAACAAAAGATTAACGCTTGCGCCGTTTCCCGGCTTCCTTGAACGCAATCGCTGCTGCCTGTGAGCGGCTTTTGCCCTCACGCATCAACCTGCGGATGTTTTCTGAAATGACCTGCCTGCTGCTACCACGTTTAAGAGGCACCGTACTTTGCCAACAAGTCCTTCAAAGTTACCTCCGACCCATCGCTGCTGACGAACTTGGCAAGGGCTTTCTGTGGTGACTCTTTTTTAAGCAGGCTTCGGAACAGGCTTGCCTTCCCCTTACCGCCAAATGCCTTGTCTTGGAATGCAGCCGATTGTTTAGCGATCCACTCTGGGTAAGTCATGTCCGCAGGGACAAGGCCGCCGAGTGCTGCACGCTTTTCACGTTCTTGGAAATCGCCTTCCGCTTCAGTCTTGGTGATGAACACTATGGTTGACCGACAGCCAAAATGCTGCGGGGGTTGCGGCCCCTTCCCGAACTTGAACACCTTTCCATCAAGGGATTGGCAGATGGGCGTGGTCTGCAGATCCAAGACCGCTCTGTAGCGGTACGAATCAATAACGTCTTGGTTGGCGATATACATCTGCTGATTGACCGTGTTGGTCATCTGCGTGACAGAGGTGCGGATCAGTGCCCGGATCTGCGAGTCAGCAAGCGTCGTCAGTTCACCACCCTTGGCGATCGTTGCGCTGATGTTTGCCGTGTCAGCTAGCCGCAAGTTTCCGCGCAGTCTCTTCACCATGTCCCGCATGTCCTCCCCCGTCAGCATCCCGTTTTGAACGGTGACGCGGAACTTATCGGCGGAAGATTCAGCCAACTGCCTAAATCCCTTGCCGAGGGTCTTGCCATTCGGCAGAACCATCGCTGCCCCCTTTCCAGCATCAAGAGTCACGAGGCCAGGAAACTGACCGCGCACCTGCTGTTCAAGGCTTGGCTGCAACACAGCCGCGCTGATGTCGGTCGGGTCAGCCAAGACAACAGACCGCGCAAAGTCCGGTGTGATCTCAACGCTGCGGACAGTGTCAGCCAGGCTCGGCTTCACTACATCTTTGATCTGGCCTGAGATGAAGTCAGCCTGCAGCCGGGCCAAGCCGTTCAACTCTTGCACTGCATAAACAGAGCTGTCGCCTGCCCACGTCTCAAGGCTTTCGCGTACCTGAGCCAACAAGGCGTTCAACCTGGCCGCTTCCCTAGGGTTTAGCGAACCCACGTCATCAAGCTTCTGCAACGCATCAATCACGATGTCGTTGTACGCCCGCATCACATTCAGCGCGACGTGATTGCTGTATCGGTTCAGGTCAATCGCCTGTCTGTAAAAGGCTTCAGGCTCGCTCATGTTGCTGGTTCCAAGCCAACATCTTCAGAGCTGGCAATGCAGACGATCGAAACATCAGCGCCACCCCGCAAAGCTTCCCCGACGATTCCTGAAAATTCAGCGACTGCCTCTAAGTCGTCCTGATACACAATCGCCTCATTAACTGCACAGATCTGACCGGCAGCAAACCAAGTAATCCGAATGACCGCAAAATAATTGTCTTTGAGCTGATCCTTGGTGAAGAACAGGAGCTGTTTACGGTTTGGGTTTGGCTTACGCAGCCTGCTCATCCAGCCCATTTTCTTGCTCCTGCTCTGCTTCTGGCATTGTGGCCTCTTCTGCTTCAGGTGGCGCTGGTTCAGGCTGCTGCATTTCAACCAGACCGCCGGATTGCGTTGCGTCAAGCTCTTGCTCAACATCAAAGTCATCGCCCAGCACTTCCCCGACTGAAAGCTGTTTCAGCAGTGTTTCCTGTGTGATGGTGCCTGCCGTATACAGCTGCAGCAATGCCTGGATCTCCTGTGGTTCAAGGCGGTCGCCCAAGAAATCACGATTGACAAAGCTGCTGCCTGCCTGCCCTTGCTGCATGTACTGCGCATGGAAAGACAGGCAGTTGTCGATCAGGTCCTGCATCTGTTGAGCGATGACCATCATGGTGCTGTCGCCTTGGCTGCGATCAATACGCTTTGCCTCTGCAGTTTCTGCGCTCAGCTTTTGACCCAACACGGCGGCCAAGCCCAACTCATTGATTTGAGAGGCGATTTGATCAAGCCTGCGAAACTGAGCGTCATAGCTGTTGCCACCAGGCTCGATGTATTCAGCCCGTGCAGACTCAGGCAGCGCCATGGCTTCGCCTGGGCCTGCACTGATTTCTTCAGCAGACTGTGGAAAACCATAGATCGCAAGCATCGGCACAGCTGAAATGTGCAGCTGATTGTCAAGATCTGATTGGACCTGAAACGCTTTGAGGTTCAGCTCAGCAATGTCTGCCAGCGGTGGCCGTGATTCAAGTACGCCAACGCGGTTGGAATAAGCGACAGCGAATGGGATTTCGCTCAAGCTGGTGTTGCCTTCATCAACAAGGACAAAGTCGCCTTTCTTGTCTTTTTGGTGGATTTCAAAAGCACCAGGCGTAAGCACGCGCACCTGCTGCACTTGCTTTTCCCCATACAACCCATCAGGGACGGTGATTTCCTCCATCAACCGCACCTGAGTCAGCTGCTGTTTCCCATCCTTGATTTCACTCCGCCAGCCGAGAATGTCTCTTGGCGTGTATTGCGTCCAATAAGGGCGCCCGTTGTCACCTGCCTTTGGGGCATCAACCAAGACACCCACATGGCCATAACGGATGCACTTTCGCGCAGTTTCATATGTCCAGACGTTTAAGTCATTGCCCTGCAAATCAACGTCGAACAGCTGCTCAGTAACAACATCAGCGACGTCCTCAAGGCGCACAGGCTTGCGGGTCAACATGCCTGCCAACATTCGCTCCAGCCTCACGTAATAGGGCGCAAGCGTTGACCGCAAAAGCCTGTTGTCATATGCCTCATCCAACTCCCTTGGTTCTTGCGGGAGATATTTTCTGTGCTTTTTTCTGATGCCGTATGTGCCTTGCAGCAGAGCTTCAATCAGCAGCCAATGCGGCTCCATGTTGATGTAAGCCGTGTTCGGGCTTTCCACTGTCGTGACGTTGCCAACACGTTGGCGACCCGAAAAGCCTGAGTACACAGCTAAATCCCGCCTGATGCCTGCAGTTTAGTAAAGCCTGATTCCGGTACCACGACCAGCACGGGTGTGAAGCATGCTGAAGTCCCTGTAAACCAAATAGCCAAGGGCATCATTCATGTGGTCATAGCCAGCATCTTTGTCGGGGGTGCCTGCCTCCGTGTAACTCTGCAGCTCCAAACATTCAATGGTCCGCTTGCAGTTAGCGGCAATCTGAAGCCTTACTTGACCTTTCCCGTTCTCCAGCAAAGCTTGAACAGAAGCCACCCGATCACGGATGGGAGGGTTGGCCTTTGGCGACTGATTGCTGAACCCATAGGACTCCAAGATCTGAATGTCCGTTCGTGAGGCATTCGTGCTTCTGTTGCCGCCTGATGCGTCAGGGTAGATATAAACCTGGCGTCCATCAGCACGGAGTTGTATTTCTTGGGCCATGGCGTCGGTGTCATGTGCGCCGCTGATTTCATCAATCAGGAGAAGGTTTTCTCCAAGACGAACACCGATGACAGCAGACATGTTGCCAACGTTGAAGTCAACACCCACGCGAAGTGGTTCCCTGCTGACGTTTGGTATTTGCGTTGTGACGTGTTTGGCCCGGTCAAAACGGTCGTAAACCTGGCCTGTTGTGAGGTTGCAGAACTGACCTTCCAGGTACGCCTGGAGAAGTGATGGGTCGTAGTTGGCCTGCAGCCGTTCGATGAAGTCTTGGGGCAGATGTGGATTATCCGCCGAACGCATCCTAATCAGCTTGCGGTCATCACGCTGTTTCGCGTCATCCGTACCAAACGTTTGCCACATCCACCGAAAGCCTTCAGGCGTGGATGCTGCTGCGAACTGCCTGACATTGCCGGATCGCAAACGGCCAAGGATCTTGGGAAACGCCCTAGAGCAAACACTTGGGTTGACGGTGTCAATCTCATCAGCAAGGACAAAGGCCAAGTTCAGGCCAATGATCCGTGACCAGTTCTCAAAACTGCGGCACAGGATCTTTGTATCACCGCCCGGCAGGTGCAACGTGTACTCAGGCAGCGGTGATGCCCTATGGGTGTAGGGCACCTCATACGCTTCTAGAAAGCCCTCAAAGTCGTTCTGCCAAATGTCCCGAACCAATGGACCAGTCGGCTCCATCACACAGCCAATGAACCCCTGATTGGCAGCCGCAAGGTGCAGGGTCTTGGCAGCCAATGCCCTGGTCTTGCCAGCACCGTATCCAGCAGACAGACCAATGATCTGCGTTTCTTCGTCCTCAACAAAGGCACGCTGGCCTGGGTGCAAATCAGCTTTTACCTGTTCCAGCAGCAGGTCAACATCAATCTGGCTGTCTTCAGCGCCAAGCCGTTGAAGGATGTTGCCCCGTGGAATCGTGGACAGAACACCCATCAGTCATACAGCTTGGCGATCTTGGCAGCTGTGTTGATACAGCCCAACACAGCTTGAAGGTTGGACTGTTCCATGCCCTTCTTGTGGACGACATTCAGCTGGGACAAAAGTATTGCGGCAAAAGCTTGGCGATCCAGATTGAAATCTTCCTCAAGGCGCTTTGTGGCAAGGGCAATGTATTCATCGCTTTGCCTTTGCTTCAGCCCCCATTCCCTTGCGGCGTATTGCAAAAGGTCTGAACGTGTTGCCCCATTGGCCATCATTCGGGCAAACCTTGCTGTCCGAAACTCTTTTTCTGCTTTCGTGCAGCGTGGATTCTTGTCCATGGTTTCAGCCTAATGATGCAAACGAATCCAGGGCGTACCAAACGTGTGAGTTGCGATAGCCGCCTTGATGCGTGGGAACTATTGGCGTCACACCGTGACAGTTCCTCCATGCCGGATAGACAAGCATTGAGCCATCCGTTTGGTCAAAGGTGGCGTCGTAGTCGGGGACATGCAAGTTCCCACCAGTGCTGTTCCGCCGCTTGGTGATGATGATGTTGATGGCGCCTTTGACGTTGGCGTGATCTTGGTGGATTGGCGCTGCGATGTTGCAGTTGCTGATCGTGCTGCTGAAGTGCTTTGCGAAGCGCCACTTCTCAGGCACACGGGCTTGGACCTTGCTGCTGTGCAGCTGGGTGACTTCAGGGGCCAGCTCCTGCACAAGCTGATAAGCGGTGATGCCTGCCTTGTGCATGGCTTTCACAAAGGTGCCAGCGGTCTTGCTGCTGTGGACAGATGACCGTGTTCCGTAAGCCCGTCGCATATGTGGCTTGGGCGGCACGCTGCCAAGGATGGCTGAGTATTGGGAGATAACTAGGTAACGCCTCTTGCCGCTGGGGCCTGGTGGCAATGGACGTTTACGGTCCATCATCGTTTTTGGGACCCTGGTTGAGTTGACCTCATGGTCAGCGATGTTGATGAGGTTCCGCAGGTCATCAGGCAGTTGCTTGATGAACAAACCGACCTGAGTGCCATCAGGGTCAGCAAGGATGCAGGACTCTGTGACGTTGGGCTGCAGCGTTGGACAGGTGTCCCCGATCTTGAGCTTTGGCGCCTTGGGCTGCAGGGTGAGGACTGGCACCTTCATATCCACTGGAGCTTTCCGTGGGTGACTGTTTTGAGTTTGATGTTGGGCACGTCGCCGGACTTGGTGTACAGCTTGCTGATGCCAGGGAAACGGTTGACGATCTGCTGCAGCTGAGCCTCGTGGTCTTTCGCACGTTTGTCCTTGCCACCAAGTTCAGCCTGGATCCCTCCTTCAGCGAAGTACTTGGTCTTGGGGCAGTACCCATCAATGCGGATCACACCCTTGTAACGCTTGAACGATCTGAGGGTCAGCTCAAAGTCTTCACCAGATGACTGGCGTGGACGGTCATCACCGCACATGGCTGGATCACCTGCAAACGTGCCGTGGAAGATGCCACAGATGTACCGCAGGCCAACGGTGATGGTGGGCTTGAGGAACATGCCATTGGCCACAGGGTTGATTCCCCAGAGCCTTGCTCCAGTGTTTTGGCAGACCTGAAAGCCTTTGGACACCAGGCGGTCAAGGTCACCGGTGTACGCCTGCAGGGCGTTGCCGTCTTTGACGTACAGCCCAGCAATGTCGTCATCCAAGTTGAGGATGCGTGTGCCGGGTTTGTAGTAGTGGAGGTTGTACCAGATGCGGGAGTTAATCAGCCCTGGCTGGCTGATGACAACCCTGACGCCAAGGCCAATCGCCTGCAGAGCGGTGTCATACAGGTGCTTCTCATTGCTGTCAGCCACAAAGACAGTGACACGGCTGAAATCAGCATTGGTGCGTTTCAGCGTTGTGAGCGTTTCTGTGATCAGACGCGTTGGCCGCTTGTAGCTGGGGATTGCGATCTGATAGTCGATCATGCAGCCAAAGCCTCAATCAGCTTCATGCCCACGTATTCACCACGCTTACGAGCTGCTTCCACGAGGGCCTTGGCCTCTTCATAGTCCTCAGGGCGGAACTCAATTTGGATGGCCTTCATGACACCATCGGCCAGCTCTGCTGTGGGGTCATCGTCCATGTCGTCTAGTGCCGACAGGTCAATGTCCTCACCAAAAGTGGGCAGGTCATCACCCCAGCCCAGCAGGGTCAGGTCGTAGCCAGCTTCACCCAAGGCTTGCAGTTCAGCCTGCAGGACGTCGTCATCCCAAGTGCTGTTAAGTGCCAGCTGATTGTCAGCAATGACGTAAGCACGGCGCTGGTCGGCCGTGAGATGGCCAAGGGTGATGGTCGGTACTTGGGCCAAACCCATCAGCTCAGCAGCCAACAATCGGCCATGGCCTGCAATCACATTGCAATCATCATCAATAAGGATTGGGTTGGTGAAACCGAACTCCTTGATTGATCGCACAAGACGATCAAGCTGTGCTTCTGAATGTTGCCGTGGATTGTTTTCGTATGGCTTGAGAACTTCAGTTTCACGCTGGACGATTTTGTCTGATGCGATTGTCACTGCCAGTTATCTGGATTCGCTTTCCAGAGTAGCCGTAGTTGACGAAGCTTCGGTTCAACTAGGTGATGTGAACTTACGGTTCCGCTGATGTTGCCGATCGTTATCTGAACACAACCGTCGTCGAGGTTGCGGATCTTGGCATTTGGCATAGGCATCTCTGAGGCGCTGCTCATAGTCCAAGAAGGCTTGAAGGTTGTTCAGATGTTGCTGTGTCCGAAGGTGTTGGTCCATGTTTGAAGTCGGGGGATAGATCGCCACACACAGGCGCCCTGCCTTTCCCTGCTGCACCCAAGGTTTTGTATAGCTTTCAGCCTGGTCGGGGGAAGAACAGGCATCGGGCTCCCCGACTGGTGGTTAGTCGTACTCCTCAACGGTGTAGGAAAAGCCGCAGTCCTTGGCATCCTGCACTAGCTGGTCACGCTCATGACGCGTGTAGGCCCATTCAGTCCACTCAAGCTTGCCGTCAAGCGAGGCTTCAACGTAGTAGCGGGATTGAGGTTCCATGGCTTGAAGCTTCAGAAGGTTGGTGGCTTCAAGCTCATCTTGATGCTTTTGGAAGGACTCGAAAAGGCTGAGCATGTAGTTGTGATGGTCCATGGTGTGTGTACCTCTCGGTGTGGTGTGGATCAGCAAATGCCGTTAGCAGCAAACCAGAAAGCAACTTCACCAGCCAGGTCGTCTTCGTTGGTGATGCCTTGAGCGATGAAAGTTTTGGCTTGCTGCTTGATTTTGTACTGCTGAATGGCGGTGAGTTCACCACCCAGTTCAGCTTCAATGGTTTCGATGATGTTGAAGAGGTTGATCATGTGAGTTGGCATCCCTGCCTTTCTTGAACTTATTATGGCATGCCATTGGCATATTGGCAAGCCATCAATCCTCAAATCCCATGTGGTCTTCGGTGAAGTCATGAAGGGTATCTGCCAAGTGATCAGGCAGCTCCCCGTAAACCTGCAGCTCTTTGACGTCTGCGGGGTTGGCGATCAGGGCCTGAGCCAACTGCTGCAGAGCCTTGATGGTGTCGTCGTGCATGGTGCTGTGTGTGGTGGGCTCTCGCCCTTGCATTGATTATGGCATGCCATCAAACAAATGGCAAGCCAAGTTGATCGGCAACTGGCGGCAAAAGACTGTCACCCCATTGCTTACCCATCGCTGCAGCCACTCCCAAGTAAGTACGACTGCGCTGTTTCCAGCGATCTGGGCTTGGTGGCATTTTGATTATGTTTTGCTCGCGGCCTTCAACGCAGTTGCTTGGCCTGAGCTTTGGAAGGTTTTTGAGCCACAAGCAAGTCGCCTTGGTTTCGCCGTGTCCATGCTCCCAAGGCTGAATGATTTGATTCGGCTTGCGTATCGCCGTGCTGATCATGCTTATAGGGTTCTCAATGCACCACCTGGGGATAGGTGAATCCATAAGCAAACGGACAAAGGCCAAGGCATCTGTAGTCAACGCTGGATCACGTTTGCCTGAGTAAGTCGCCCACATGCCACTGATGGCCAAGTAGGTGCAAGGCGGATGGGCGATCATCAAGTCCCAACCGTCGTGCAGTAAATCCTCAACGGGGCCTTGATGGTGCCAGCGCGGATCTGCTTCGCACTCAAGCAAATCGCAAGACCAAGCATCGTGGCCATAGCTGCGGAAGGCATCACGCACCCTGCCGCTGTACTCACAAGCAACGAGAACACGCATCACCATTCATCGTCTTCTGCTGCTGGTGCAGCAAAGACGCTGCCCTTGTTTTCACGGATGTCCACACCCCACCGCTGATTGCTCATGGTCAGCATCTCGTTGCCCAGCTTGGCAATCACCATCCGGTTGGGATTGGACCCATCACGCACCAGCCAGCCGTTCTTCCAAGAGTCGCCAATCAACCGCTCCACATGGGTGCCAGCAGGCACCGGCAATAAAACCCCCTCAGGCACCCCTCCGCCGTCAGAGGGGGTCAAGTGTGTTTTATGTGTCAAATCCCTTTTTATGTGTGTGCGCGAGGGGTCAGATCCCAGTGCTGAAGGTATTTGACCCCTTTGACCCCCAAGGCCTTGCTCATCAGCTGCTGATTCCTGAATTTGACACGTTTGACCCTTTTGACCCCCTGTTTTTTTGGATGGGTCATTGGGGGTGTCAAATACAGGGCGATACAAAGCAGCAGGGCGCCCAGCGGTATCAGGAGGCAACTCACCGTCCTGCACGATCAGCCCCTTCGTGGTCAAAGCTTTCAACGTGCGGAGTGCTTTCTGCCTGCTGATGTTGCAGTGGGTGGCAATCTCAGCAGCAGTTGTATGGACCTTGTTTTCCCACAGCTGGCAGCAATGGTCATAAGCAGACTCCTGACGGCCCTGAAGCGATTCCTCCACCTGGGCACGGGCCTCAGCTGCAATGGCATCGTCACCATCGCCATGGCTGACCCAACCATCGTCAGTCAGCTCAACCACCAAGTTGGTGGCCTTGCTTCTGCCCATGGGCTTCACAGCAATCCGATGATCGGTTTGCATCTGGCCCTCCACGGGCACCTTCAGCCAGTTCAACAGCACAGACCAACTGACAGCGCCTGCAAGGCTGTTACTCCCCCGGCTGGCTGTAATGGCATTTCCGCCAGACACCGACTTATTGGTGTGGTGAACGAGCACAGTGGTACTGCCGGTGCCAGACAGCACGACCTCAAGCTTTCGGGCTGGAATGTCGAAGTCGCTGCTGGCTTCTTCAATCCCAAGCTGACCAACGCATGCGTGATAGGTGTCCACCAGCACGAGTGAGCCCGGATACTTGGAGGCCATAGCAGCAATGGCTTCCAAGCCGTTGTCGTTTAGCTGCACCGCATCTTCAAGGCTCCAAAGGATGACGCCTTCCGCCAGCTTGTGGAAACGTTGGCCGTCTTGGTCAACGCCTTGAGTGCCCAGCCCCTCACGCTCAAACAGCACCCACCAGTCAGATACGTTCTGGTCCGTGCCGACGATGATCAGCTTGTTGATCTGCCCGTGGATTGGGATGCCAAGGAAGTCGCCGTCACCACGCAACGCAGCAGCAGCCATGGCTGTCATCAGGGCCGACTTTCCGACCTTGGGTGGTGCCACCACCAAGTTCTGACGGCCACGCATGATGACCCCTTCCCACAGCCAAGGGACAGGCGAAACATCAAGCTTTTGCCCGCCTTGCTTTGGCTCCGGGATGCCAACGTTGCGGCCAGTGGCCTGCGCCAAGTAGTGCGCCGCTTCTGATTTGCTGAGAACACAGCCAAGCTCTTCAGCTTGGTTCCGCAGCAGCAGCAAGCGATCAACAGAGTCAGTCGTTGCGCCAACGACTTTTACGGCTGCGCTTTTGAGT